GTGCTTTGTTAGTGCCGTCTCGATGCACTGGCGGATCACTTTGACCAATACGCGAACCATCTTGGCGTAACGGCTGTCGGCATCCAAATGGTGCCCGCTGCGAGGAGTAACAGCAGCTATCGAGTCGTAGTGCGCAGCATCCCCCAGGTTAACGATTGTGCACGTCTCAGTGCGCGGCGCGGCGTCCACAAGCGCAGCCATGGCGCTACAGTGCATGCGCTCGGCAATGGCTAGATCCCAAGACTTGCCGCACTCTTCTGACCAAATGTATTCGCCAATATGGGGATCGCCAATCGGGTAGCACGCCATTAGGTCAGGCAGATAGTCTCCGGCATAAGGTCGCGCGATAAGCTGTGGCAAATCCTCCTTTAGCGCCTCGCACGCCTCCACCATCATCTGATAACGCCGCTCATCGTCAGCGCTGGATTTAACCCACTGCGCCGACACCTGACCTTCTTTGTTGTAGAGCGTCGAAACGCCTTTAACTTTGAACCCCTCCGGCACGGTGTGCGTCATATCGTGGTCAGGCGAATGGCCGCGCAGTGCCAGGCGCTTAAGTCGGCGCTTGAGTGATCGCAGGTTCATTTCAAAATGCGCGGCAGTCTCGGCAACGGAATGCGTCTTGCGGTATGCGAGCAAATCATCCTCAGTCACTCGCATTTATTCGCCCGCCTTGTGGATGCGGTAGGCGATGATGTCGTAAGCGTATGGCTTGTGGCTCCAGTCGTATCCTCCGGCGCGACGAGCTGGCTCCTTATTGGTATTCCCGCGCCACTGCACATCAACCAGAACATCACCGCCCACCGGGCGCTCCCCGCCGTCCCACTTGATCCAGCCGTCTGCGTTCGTTACGCCGCCGTGGGCAACTGGTGACGCGGCGCCACCTGATCTAGCAGCAAACGCACACTCGCCACGCAAAGCAGCATAGGCTGCCTCGTCCTCATAGTTGTCTGCTTTGAACTCTCCCTGCTGGCTGCGAACCATTTTAAGCAGGCCCATAAACAGCCAGCCTTGTTCCTCGGTCATCTCGACGCCAGACACGCACTTGAAGGCGCCAACAGTGGCCGCCATTGAGCGTTCGCCGGTCGGCTTATCGTATGTAGCTGCCCGGTCTTGCATGTGGCCTAAGCCGGCATTTAGGAAGTCTTGTGCTTTCATACCAACCACCCCACCAAATGGAAAAAAGAAACCGCGCCAACAAACAGCGCCAGAGAAACAACAAAAGCAGCACATGCAGCTAATGCGTCATCTTTCCAGTAGTCGTTATTTTTCATTCATTTTCTCCTTGCGACGTGCGCGCTGGCCTTCGTAGGCTGTCGGATTGACTAGCTGGTATAGGCGGGAGCGGCTGATTTTGTATTTTGCCAGCAGAGCCGGCACCTTAGCGCCCTCTTCGTATTCTAGCTGTAGGTTTTCGTTTCGTTCGGCTTTCATTGGCCTGGATTCCTGTAAACCATCATTGCGAAAAATAGTAGGGCGATCATACATTGACTCCAGCAATCAGCATTTGCACCGCGATAAACATAAGCCAAGCCAACACGTAGCGCGGAATGCTTAGTGGCCACACTGCAAACATAAAGCATGCACTAATCAGAGTGTATGCAATAAATGTGTCGCTCATTCGTCGTCATCCTCAGTCAGTGCGTTGTCGCAATATGGGCACATGCCCTCGAAGTATGTTGCAATATCAGGCGAGAATTTCTCCTCGCACTCGACGCATTCCATCGAAGGCGGATCGTCTGGCAGATCGATTGGGTTGGATTGGTTAGATCGCACCTTCCAGCTCCTTGCGGCGATATGCGCACGCATTATCAGCAAGGTCGGCAATAATCAGGTATTGGCGCCCGGTGATAATATTCATTTCGTGAAGCGCGCCCAGATACCCAAGCACGCACATACGCTGAGCGTGAGCGTCAAACTCTGCATTGCGCACCATTTGCAGCCTGGCCAATATTTTGTCTGTGTTCATTTTTACTACTCCAGTCATTGAGCGCCTAGTCTATCGCAGACCGCGCGACTTGCCTAGACAAATCGCCTTAGAAAGACGCTCTGGGTTAATTTCAAACCGGCCCGCAACATCCATAAGCCGCGCGCCGTTTTCGATCAGTTCGTAGCACCTGGCTAGCAGGTCAATCTGCACGCCATTTATGTGCGTTTTGAGCCTGTCTAATCTTTGAGCATTTTGCATGGTTGCCTCGATTCCGATAGCCTCCGCAGATATTGCAAAGGCTATGTACCTCAAGCGCCCGAACTGCTAGCGGGCGCGGTTTGGTTGTGGCGGTGTAGTTGATTAGCATTTATCTGCACCTATTCGCTTTGTTGGCCTTGCGCTGGTGGAGCACATTTGATCTCGCCATATCCAGTTTGATATGTGCTCATCCCCGCAGAGGCGCACACCTTAAAGTCTTCCGCCTGCTGATCTGGAGTATTGCGAGCAGGTTCGCACGCTGACAGGAATACCGCTGCAACAATCATAAGCATTCTCATTCCTGGCACCCCGCAGCTTTGGCGCGGGCCTTGGCGCATATCTGCCACCAATGCCAACCCCCACGCACCCACTCGGTCGCATAACTCCCGTCCTTGTTTTTCCCGAGGAACTGCCTGCAGTCCACTTCAGCCTCAAACAACGCCCGCTCCTTCGCCTCGTCGTACTGGTGAGAGGCTAGGTGGTCGGCGTGCAGGACGCATTCGCCCTTTTGGCTTGGCACAAGGGATGGTCCGCCGTCCTCGTTGTATCGGCGTGCGTGATACCGCTTTATCGTCGCGCTCATGGAAATACCCTCATAGAAAACATGCGCCAGCCCTTGAACAGGCTAAATCCTTTGAATGCAAAAGCCCCAGATATTTCCATGCGTCGATTTAAGGCAGAGCTGTACAAGTAGAACCTTTCGCCATTTACATCAAAAAGCACATACCCGCGCACAAGTGCTTCAAGGCTCTTATTCATCACACACCGCCCTTGCCGTTGATAGCAGCGTTATGTTCTGAGATACATTCCGGAGAGTGGTATTGCCCATCTGTGCTTGTGCAGTTGGCGCCCTTGCAGATAGTCGGCAACGCTTTTAGTTCACGCAATAGCTGAGGAATGAACCGATCCCCGTAATTCTCTAAGCGATCAATCCAATAAGAGACAGAATCCGCCACCCCCTGCTGCTCGGCGCTTACCACTGGGGCGGCGCGCATGCGATTTAGGCACTCAATCCAGCCGGCTCGATAGTCTTGCACGCGGTCATTTTCATAGGCCGATGAAGAGTCTGTTGGCCACTTCTTTAGCGCATGCGGGCCTGCTTCGTCTGCAATCCACCGTTCAAACTCTTCTCGCTCATCCGCCACCGGCTCCTGCGCTTTGAGGGCGGCAAGCTTGGCTTCTGCTGCAATTGCTTTGTCTCGCCAGAAATCACGACTATCTGTCAGCTCCATTACGCGAGCCCACGCCTCCCGCTCCAACACACAAGGCTCATCCACAACAGTCTCCCGCCGCTCGAGCCCAACCGACTTGCGCGTGACGTTTCCGTCAATCTCTTCGTGATAGTATGCGACGATTCTCATGGTGTTACTCCTGTTAGGTGAGCCGCGATTATTGACTAGACTCGCGGCGGTTGTCTAGGTTTATTTACATGGATTGGCCGATTTGTGTTTGCCATATATAAAATCCATTGCGTCAGACAAGCGAACCAGCTCTGTCCCATGCGGCATTCTCTGGCCAACAAAGAAAATCGAATATTGAGTGTCACCGTCAACATCTGTGTACTCTTTAACTTTTGCAGAAACAGGCAGACTATTTATCGTTTCGCGCGTTTTGCGCCGCAGCAGCTCACGAATCTCGGAAACCTCTTTATCTATATCAATCCCCATAAAACTCATTGTGCAAATTCGCTCAAGAAGCTCAATAGGAACACCGTCAACTGTGTCATTCATCGCATTTCTCCGTTTTGTTATAAAGTAACGTTTTAGCCGAGAATTAGAGCTGTTACTCTAAAATTCCCCACTGATCCGCCATCGCATCGGCGATCCCTTGGTACGTCCGCGACCGATTCTTCCAGCGCTCAGGGCCAGGCGGCATATGGTGAACAACCGGCGCACGACCATCGACAACATTGGTAGGAACAAGCAACGGCAATCCCTTAAGCCACAAGCATGTAGCCTTGGTTTCGCCATGACCGAACATCCAAGGCTGAATAATTTGATCAGGCTTGCGAATCTTGCTGCTGATAACGCTGATCGGGTTTTCTAGAGCAATTCTCGGAATTGGAGCATCCAGCAAGAATTGAACAAAGTCCAAAGCAGCTCCCTGGCGACCGTCTGCAATCTTTTCCTTGAAGTGGCGAGCACCACTAACCGCAAGGTCAGTGCAAGGCGGATGGCAGATCATAAGATCCCATCCGTCATTGATAACGTCGCGCAAATCACCTTGATAGTGATTCCCGGGCTGTTCAGTCGGCAGCAGGTCGCAGCTCATAGCGTCGTGACCCATCGCTGCAAATGCTTCGCGCACACGGCCTGAGTATTCGCAGGCGATTAATACTTTCATTCTGTATCTCCAATTAGCTGTTTTAGACATGGTTGTTCGCTAGCATACCTCTCAAGCCTAGCCTGATCCCGCTCAGACAGCGTATATGACGCCAGGTAGCGCTCTTTGATGCCTGATTGCTTGGCGATGGTGGCTAGTGGGTATCCTTCGCGGATGAGGGTGCGGATTATTTCATTGGATGTCATTGATAATCTCGCTCAGCAGTTCCAGTTTTGCGCGCAATTCAATCAGCTCAATTGCCTGGTCACGATAGACCCTCATGTGCTGGTCATTGCGCTGGCGTAGCTCGGAGTTTTCCAGCTCCAGTCGGCGCAGCTTTGCGGATTCTTTGGCGGTCATTTCGCCTGCTCCATTGCGGTGTCGATCCGCAAATCTAGCGCATCAGGATCATTCATTCCAAGTCGATAAAAACGATACCGCCCAGCATCCTTGCGCAGCTCTGCGTTTTCGGCGCGCAGGGTGCGGATAAGGCCCGCGATAGCAGCAACATCTGCGCGGTCAAGCTCTAAACCGCAATCACACTGCTCGCTAAGCTCAATCTCCCCCAGCAACTCATCGGTAAGCGTTTGTACGGTCATACCTCCAACTCCATAGCCACAAGCGCCGAACGAATAGCGGCAGACACTAAGTCCCAGTCGGCTACGTTCGTGCAGTATCCGTCAATTTTGACCACTGCCGATTGGCCGTCGAACATCTCTATCTTGGCCGCTAAGTCGCCGCCAGCGCTTATGACTTCGAAGTGCGTTGGGGTAACTAGATAGCCACTCATACGTCACCCCGGCATTTTGCGATGATGGCGCGGGCCTTATGCTGTTGCGCAACGATTATGTAATACAAAACAGAGCTATCCGTTTTGGATACGTCTGTCTCTGCGATATCTGCCAGCGCCGCCAACAACTCATCCCGCTCGGCCAGCAGCGCGTCGTAGTCGGATGCGTAGACCAGACCATTAAACCGTTCAACCTGTTTCATCTTCGTCACCCCTCATCCGGTCAATTCCCGTCTGGTGATAGTAGCTTGTCTAGTGCAGTAGTCAATAGCTTTTGCGGTTATTTTTTACGGTCGGGACAGGCGGCAATCAAGCGCCGGGACAGACACCCCTGTATATATACAGGGGGATGTCTTGTCCCAGCTGTGCCGTGGTAAAAAATACCAAACATTCTGGGACAAGCCTGGGACAAGCCTATTTTTGCGAAGGCTCTATTCCGCGCCTTCCAGCCTGGGACAAAAAAAGGTAAGCCGTTGTCCCAGCTTGTCCCATGTCCCAGCGTTCAATATAACGCACAAAACCTGGGACAAAACCTGGGACAAACACCCCTAAAAACAGGGTGTCTGGGACAATCGTTTTGTCCCAGTTTTCTGGTGTTTTGCTATTGGCTATTGATTGTTGATAGGTTTTTACTATCGTAGTGATTTGGCCATAAAAAAGCCCTATTGAAAGGGCTTAAGTTGTTGATTTACCGCTAGAAAACAGCTGCCCGCTCAATTACCCCTTCTGAGTCTATCGCAATCCAGCCATCCAGCACGAGTTGATCCATTGCGCGCCTGAATTGCTTGCGGGTTGTTTCGTTTTTTCCTCCGACTGCGTGAAAGAAACTGTCTTGTACGAAAGACTTCATGCACGATCCGCCGTTGCGCGATATCTCCTGGCCAATGATGTTGTTTACCGTGTTCGCGTGCCCGGTCAATTCTTGAGCCGCGCTGCTGCCGTCGCCAATGTTTACCGCTTTAGGGACAAGGCTAATCATGTCGCGCCCCTTTGCGTCTTTGCGCCCAATGTCTACGGCCTCCAGTTTAAAGTCTAGATCCTCTATCGGGTCGCTATCCTTTGCCTTGGTGCAGGTAAGTTTAGTGACCTTCTTGCCGCTGCTGACTACCTTGAACTCAAAGTCACACGCAGCACGCAGTGCAGACGAGCCACGGGCGCCCTTCTCGGCATCTTTGCCGCTGTGGTGTATCACTAGCACGGTAGCGCCTGTTTTCTCGCGTATACGGTCGCAGGCTTTGATAAAGCCGCCCATGTCTGACGCGCTGTTCTCGTCGCCGGCAAAGGATCGCGCCAGGGTGTCTATGACGACCAGCTTTACGTCCTGGCTGATTGAGTCGGCGGCCTGGTCGCACAACTCAATAAGGTGCTGGCATTCAATCGCAGCGTTGATCGTAACAGCGCTGCCGAGGATGCCTAGATTGGTGATCTGCTTATGATGGCGAATCTCCCATGCCTTTTTTCGCAGGTGAAGTCCTGACGCGCCCTCTGCTGCGATGTAGATGACGTGCCCGCTGTTGTCCACGTCGCGGCCATGCCAGGCTATTGCCGAGGCGATGCTGGCGGCCATGTCGATGGCGATAAAGGATTTGTACGCGCCAGACGGGCCAAAGATCACGCCGAAAGCGTCTGCCGGGATCACGCCGTCTATTAGCCATTGCTGGTTTGCGATCTGGTCAAGTGCTGAATCAGAGTCATAAGCAAGCCGGCGAAGAAACGGATTAAAGCCTTCTGCCTGTTCTGGCTGCGACTCTTCCAGCTCCTCAAGTTGACGGACGGCCCGCTCATGTACGGCGTGCGCCTCTGCCAGTTCCGCCAGGTCTGCGCTGGATAGCTCGGTTTTTGCAGCCTGCGCCGCTGCCAAATCGAAAATCAGTTTCGAGTGGTCAATAGCTGATCGCGCTGCCTGAATATCGTATTCGCGTCGGCGCTCTGGATTTAGTGAGTCGGCGAATAGATCGGAAAGGCGCAGGTCTACAGCCTCGACCACTTCTTGAGCCGAGCAGCCGGCAAAGCAGTGGACTAGAACGCGACTGTCCTTTTCCTCGATTGACAGGCAGTCATGTCCGCCATGCGCAGGGCACGAACACATATAGCCTTTGCCAGACTTCTTGACGCCATTGATACGAGACAGCAGTACGTCGATTGGTGCGCTGCCGTTAAATTTCATCCGTGCGCGCTCCTTGCTTTTCCCACTCGGCCAGGTCGTCAATGTGCCAGCGGTTAAGTGTCCCGCACTTGCGCGGACGTGGGAATTTTCCGGCCTCGATCATCCGGTAGATGGTGCGCTCTGATAGCAGGTATCGAAAGGAAACCTCCTTAACGTTGAGCATTATTTTCTGCATATCCACTCCTTGTTTTTCGTTGTCAGGCGTTGCCAAGGTGGGCAGCATACGTTACCTTGACGGCTCAATGAAAGGGGGCGACATGAAAATAGCTTTACGCGACTATCAACAAGAAGTATTTGACAAGGTGATTGCTTACTTTCGATCACCGAAAGGCGCAGAGCCTGCAATCGTGGATATGTCGGTTGGCAGCGGGAAAACCGCGCTCGCTGCATTTCTTGCGCAGAACTCGGCAAGCAAGGGCGGGCGCGTGATGCTGATTGCGCGCCAGGGCGAGCTAGTACAGCAGGATGGCGAGTTTGCCGAGGCTATCGGTGTCAGCGTCAGCTATTACAGCAGCAGCCTTGGCGCGAAGTCGGTACGGCATAACACTATTATGGGCACCGAGGGTACGGTAGTTCGCTCGCTTGATTCAGCGTTTAAGGCATGGGCGCCTGATCTGATCCTTTGGGACGAGGCGCACCAGGGCGACTATGAGCGCGATGAATCCATGTTCATGAGGATCATGTCGCACTTCCAAACGCTAAACCCGAAAGCGCGCATTCTCGGCCTTACCGGCTCTCCGTTTCGCGGAACCGAAAGCATGATCGGAGACTTTTGGCGCGCGTGCATTGCGTCAATCTCGACTGAGTTCCTAATTGGCGAGGGCTGGTTGGTGCAGCCGCACTTCGGATGGCCTGAGCACGAGTCTGATTCGTTTGACTTTTCCATGCTTGAGCAGGAAAACGGCGGACTTGAATTTACTGATGAGCAGATGGACAAGCTGCGCGCAGGCGATCCGACAAAGACAGAGCGGATCATGGCCGAGGTTGTTCATCGCACCGCTGACGACTTGGGCGTGCTGATCTTTGCGCAAACCAAAAAGCATTGTCTTGAGATTGCCGGCGCATTGCCGCCAGGTAGCTGGGCGATTATCACCGACGAAACTCCAGACAAAGAGCGGGCCGCTTATATTGCAGGCGCAAAGACTGGCGCAATCAAGTACACGATCAACGTGGCGGTACTTACTACCGGCGTAGACGTTCCGTATTGGCAGTCAATCGTATACCTTCGCCCGGTCGGCTCGCTCGTGCTGCTGATTCAGTCTATCGGGCGAATCTTGCGCCTGCTGATCGAATCAGGAGCCGATATGAACGCATTAGATCGTGACGGGCGCCTGGCAGAGATTGCCGCAAGCCCTAAGCCGTTTTCGCGGGTGTATGACTATGCCGGCGTGATGGATCGCCTTGGCCACTTGTACGAAAACCCACTCCTAGCCCAAGCCCAGCTCGAAAAATCCAAGCGCGAAGGCTCGGTCATCTATTGCCCCGTGTGCAATGTCGAAAACTCAGACAAGGCCCGTCGCTGCATTGGAGTCGATCACAAAGGCGTTCGCTGCGATCACTTTTGGCTTAGCCAGGATTGCCGAAAGTGCGGCGCAAAGAATGACGTAACAGCGCGCGATTGCCGTGTGTGTGGCGAGCAGTTGATTGACCCGAACGCCAAGCTGCTGCACAAGGCTTACACTGACACCGAGTTGGTAGCGGTCACCAAAATGGAAATGGAACCTACAAAAAACGGCGGGCTGATTATCAAGTATGAACTTGAAGGCGAAAAGCCGGAGCACGGATGGCCTGTTGAGTTTTATTCTCCAGCAGGATCGCCGACGGCTAAGCGTGTTTGGTACAACAACTTTGTAAAGGCGCACGTCCGCACGAGCAAATGGCAGTCGCAGGTGTACGGCATGAAAACGGTTGCGGCCATCCTAAAGATGAAAGCTATGTTCAATAAGCCGACGCACATTGCTTACCGGATCAATGAAAAAGGAAAGTATGTGATAGGGCGCCGACGATTCAATGACGGCATGACCACAAACGAAAAAGGCGAGCGGGAATGATTGAGGTCATAGCGGGCGACTTCCTAACATTCCGCCCGCTGGTCAATCCGAAAGTTTGCCGGCCAGAGTGGAATGAGCAGGTTGATTTTGTCGCATGGATGCGGCATTGGTGGCCAGATGATGCCGCAATGATGATTCACCCGGCCAACGAAGGCGACGTTGCCGTGCAGCATCGCCAGGATCAAATAAAGGCCGGGATGCTAAAGGGCGCCAGCGACTTGATCCTGCTTAAGGCTGGCCATTCTCACGCCTGCGCGCTTATTGAGTTTAAGCGGTGCTGGCATAAGGCCAAGCCGACAACGGAGCAGCGCGACCTGCTGCGGCTAGCCGTGAGCGATGGCAAGTTCGCTGCCGTGGTTAATGGATGCGAGGCAGCTAAGGTTGCTTTCATTATTTACAAAAAAGGCTTGTCTAGTGCTGAGCTAGTCGGTAAGGTGGCGCTTCCACTAATTGAAGGAGATGGACGATGAAAGAGGGTATCTATACGAGCGACCAGCTCAGTAATGAGCAGTATCATGCGAGCGAAGGCATCAGCAAAAGCGGCATTGACCGAGTTGCGCGCAGCCCGCAGCACTTTGTTAGCGGCGGCATTCACGAGCCGAGCCGCGCCATGGAAATTGGAACTGCGATTCACTGCGCAGTATTGGAGCCGATGGTATATAAGCGCGAGTATCGCACCGTTGACTGCATGGCTCGCACAAGCGCGATCTATAAGGCGGCGTGCAAAGACCGCGATTCGTCGTTGGTTCTGACGCAAGCAGAAGGCGACAAGATCGAAGGAATGCAGGCTGCCATCATGCGCAACAAGTCTGCGGCAATGCTTCTGAGTGGCGAAGGCCAAAATGAGCTGTCTGTCTTCGCGAAAGACCCAGAAACAGGCGTGCTGGTAAAGTGTCGATTTGACCGGCTGATTGGCGGCGTGGCAGTTGACCTCAAGAAAACACAAGACGCACGCAGCCCAGCATTTAGCCGAGCGATTGAAAACTATCGCTATCATGTGCAGGCAGCGTTCTACATGGACGTTTACCACTGGGCAACAGGCGAAACCCTGAGCTCCTTTAAATTCATCGCGGTAGAAGAGTCGTCGCCACACGGCGTGCGCGTTTACACGATCAACGAAGAGTCGATCATGGTAGGCCGCGCACTATACCGTGACGCGCTAAATATTTATGCGGAATGCCTAGACAAAGGCGAATGGCCTGCGTATGGTGACGACGAAGAAGAAATTGGCATTCCTGGATGGGCAATCAGCCAGTTTGAAGACTCGCTAGAAGTAAACTTTGACGAAGGAGAATAACGTGGAAGGCTCACTAGCTCACACAATCACACCGAAAAGCGATCAGGCCAATGCCGATGATTTGATTGCCTCGCCTGTTACTGTGCAAATCGTATCGGTTAAGCAGGGCGACAAGGAATCGCCGGTTTGGATCACAACGACAGGCTTTGAAGGCCGCGCATGGAAACCCTGTAAGTCGATGCGGCGCGTATTGATCGCTGCATGGGGCGAATACCCGTCCGCATGGATTGGCCGCAGTGTTACGCTGTTCTGTGACCCTGAGGTGATGTATGGCGGAGTCAAGGTTGGCGGGATTCGTATCAGCCATATGAGCGACATTGCTGCGGATCTGGCTTTGTCGTTGACCGCAACGCGCGGCAAGCGCAAGCCGTTTACGGTTCGCAAACTTGAAGTGCCGATGTACCCTGCTGCCGTATTTGACAGCAAACTTCAAGCAATGCGCGGCCAAATCAAGCTCGGAAAGATGACAGCAGAACAAGTAATCAGCCACGCCGAAAAAACAGGCAAGCTGACAGACGAACAGAAGGCCGCTATTTCGGCGCCTTTTAATGATGGGGAATAGTAATGAACGTATTTAGCTTTACAGGCAACCTAGGCAAAGACTGCCGCAAAGGCACTGGCTCCACTGCCGTTCTGAATTTTGGCGTAGGCGTAAAGTCTGGCTTTGGCGACAAGGCGCAAACCATCTGGATTGACTGCGCGCTGTGGGGCAAGCAAGCCGAAAGCAAGCTGTCTGATTATCTGCTCAAGGGTCAGCAGGTTGCCGTTAGTGGCGAGCTTGGCACGCGCGAACATGAAGGCAAGACCTATCTGACGTGCCGGGTTAACTCGATTGATCTGGTCGGCGGCAGGCGTGATGAGTCGGCGCCGCAGCAGTCGCGGCCAGCTCAGCAGCCGGCAGCAAAACCGGCTCCTGATTACGACAGCTTCGACGACGATATCCCCTTCTAACCACCCCGCGCCAGCCTAAACCCCTGGCGCATCACCCGGATACCAGTTATGCCACGCTCAATAATCCGCGAAGTAGAAGATGAATATGGCGAGCCGTTTTGGGATGTTGTGGCCGGATATGCTGCGGATGGCCACAGCATCCACTCGACAGCGGATATGCTCGGCTATGCGTCCGATACGCCGTTTCGCCGGCTGATTGCTCGGCATGGCGTCACGATAAAGTTTGCCAGTGCGCAAGAATCAGTGTTTCAGAAAGAGGCGCGAGCCAGCAGGATTGGGCGATGCTCTGAGGCGCAACTGGCCGCAACTAAGACAGCCAGCGCCGCAAACACTGGCTATATTTATCTTGACTACAAAGGCGTTCGGGATACACTCGCCGGGCACGCTAGGCGACTAGGCATGTCGATTAGCACGGTTCGCAAGCGGTATGCTGCAAATCCTGATCCGGTGCATGTGTTCTTTAAGGGGTCGCATGTTGTAGTGCCGATTGGGAAGGGCTGGGGCGAGTTTAAGGATAGTGATAAGGGAGGCTGGTTGTGACCACCCGCCGCTACCAAGTAAAAACAACCGGCAAGCCAGCTTTTAGCATGATATGCTCAGAATGCCTTAAGGACGCGACAGCATCCTGCATTAAAATTTTTGGAAATAGACTGGAGTGGGTGAGATGAATTTTGACTATTTGGCAGACCTTCCAATCGACGAGCGAGTCGAAGAAATCAACCGATTGCGCGAGATGATTCACGCGCACAGCCCATTCAATTCTGAGCCTGTCGACTTCGTGCGATGGGTAAAGAATGACATTGTGCATGCAAACGACTACAACCCGAACAGCGTGGCTCCGCCGGAGATGAAACTGCTCGAGCATTCCATTATGAGCGATGGCTATACTCAGCCAATTGTCACATGGCCAAACGAAGGTATCGAAGTGGTAGACGGCTTCCACAGGCACCGAGTCGGCAAAGAGTCTCCAGCGATCAGCGCCCGCGTGCATAGCTATCTACCCATAGTTGAGCTGAAGGCTGGCCAGCATGACCGCAATGATCGGATGGCAGCAACCATTCGACATAATCGAGCGCGCGGCGCTCACAAAGTCGAGTCAATGTCGGAAATTGTTGTTGAGCTAAAGCGCCGTTTTTGGACTGATGAGCGCATTTCTACAGAACTTGGTATGGATGCTGATGAGGTTTTGCGTTTGCAGCAAGTTACTGGACTGGCAGGGCTGTTTGGCGACGAGGCCTTCAGCGAGGCATGGGAGGCTGTTTCGTTCGACGAGGCAGACGAATTGGAGCTGATTGATGAATCGAAAGTTTAAGCGCGTTTATCGGCATTACCTAGAATGTGAGGAATATCAAGGTGCGATGTGGAAGGTTTTGCCGCCTTCCGAGCGCATTGGCATGCCAGAGGCGTCTGCGGCGCTCATGATAGATTATGAGGCCTTTCTATCCGCTTGCATGCTTGTGCTAGAGCGGTGGCCAAATAGCTGCGACGTTAATCTAAGCGCCTCAGTCATCAATCACCAAGCATGGATTGGGCACGCTGCATGCTACATTCACCACGGAGCAAGCGAAGACCTTACAAGGCTCGGCTGGCGCATGATGACGGAAGAGCAGCAAGAAATGGCAAACCTGGCCGCTGACATTGCTATATTGGAATGGAGAGATAGGTATGAGCGTGCAAATCCTAAACTTGTCAAAAGACCGTAAAGACTTCTATTTGCTGATGGGGCCGTACTTCGGCTCTAGAGCTGTAGCAAAAGAGGTAGGAATTAACATTTACGACGATGACGATAAGGAATGGTTTGGCGCTTTTGTCGATGGCTCTCTGATTGGGTTCGCATCGGTTAGAAAGTCGGTAGTTTCTGACTGCTACGTAAAGCCAGCATGGCGATGGAATGGAGTATTTTCTGCGCTGCTATCAAGAATTTTGCTTGCATTCCCATGCAAGCTAACTGCAAACTGCACAAAAGCCAGCCTAGGTACATTCATTGCGCTTGGCTTTTCCGAAAAGTCATCGACTAAGAACTTCACTCGAGTAGAGAATTGACATGCCAAAGAAAGGGTTAGGGCTTAGCGTTTTTGACGCAGCAAAAGAGAGAATTGCTTTTACGTTTGATCACTTTGATCGCGTATATTTGTCGTTTAGCGCTGGTAAGGATTCAACCGTAATGCTGCATATGGTGGCCGCCGAAGCTAGAGAGCGAGGGCGAACAATTGGCGTGCTAATGATCGACTGGGAGTGCCAGATAGGCCTAACGATTGATTTTGCGCGCAACATGCTTGATGAGTATTCAGACGTTATCGTGCCGTACTGGGTTGCGCTTCCAATGAAGACTTGGAACGCATGTAGCCAGATAGAGCCAGAGTGGACGGCGTGGGATCCTGACAAAAAGGATTTATGGGTTCGCCAGCCTGATAAATCCAGCATTACAGATGAGTCGTTTTTCCCGTTCTATTACACTGGCATGCCATTTGAGGAATTTACGCCAGCGTTTGCGCAGTGGTATGCAGAAGGCAAGTCATGCGCATGCTTCGTCGGTATCCGCGCAGACGAAAGCCTAAACCGTTTTCGCGCAATTGCGCGCGATGACAAGCCAACTTTTATGGGTAAACAGTGGACTACGCAGGTAGAAGGAATCGCATGGAACGTATACCCAATCTACGACTGGAAGACAAAGGACATTTGGCGGTTTCATGGCAAGACGGGGCTTGAATACAATCGACTGTATGATCGGATGCACCAAGCCGGCATGAAGATCAGTCAAATGCGCATTTGCGAGCCGTTCGGTGATGAGGCGCGCAAAGGTCTATGGCTGTATCAGATTGTTGATCCGGCCATGTGGGCAAAAGTAGTTTTGCGCTGCGCAGGTGCTAACACCGGAAAGATGTACAGCCAGGAAAAAGGCGCCATCATGGGAAACCACAGCATCGCGCTTCCAGAAGGCCACACTTTCGAGAGCTTTGCTCGACACATTTTGCGCACCATGCCAAAGCCAACCGCCGAGCATTACAAGAACAAGCTGGCGGTGTATCTCAAGTGGTGGAGCAAGCGCGGCTATCCAGACGGCATACCAGACTCTGCTGACAAGTCGCTAGAGAGTCGCGGAAAGGTGCCAACCTGGCGAAAGGTTGTAAAGACATTCCTGAAGAATGACTACTGGTGCAAAGGCCTTGGATTTAGCCCGACAAAAAGCACCGCTTATCAGAGGTACTGCGAGCTAATGAAGCGGCGACGAGCAGAGTGGAATAATATTTAGAACAAAGCCCGCATTGCGCGGGCTTTTCCTTTACTGCTTTGGCTTATCCTTGCCGTATCTCGACGCCAGCACGTTATAAATCGACTGCAATGCGCCGATCTTGCCGAGCCATGCAGGCGTGCCGATGATAGCCGCGACGTGCGGCATGATGGCTAGGATGGTGCCAGCGGTTACCATTACTGTCTCGATGTTCATTTGTCGCCCTCAAATAGTCGTTTCTCGGCTTCGCGCCGCTTAGTTAAACCTGGCAGCACCTTGCCACCAGCCTTATTCCATCGGGCGAACTCATTGGCCGCGCCCGCAATGTCGCCGGCTTTCAGTTTTGCGGCAAGCGTAGATTCTCGCAGCGCACCGAGGCCAACGTTAAACGCAAAGCTCACCAAGGCGTCAAATTGGCCCTGCGTTAGCGATTGCTTGATAACCTCATGCACGCCTACCTCAAAGCGCGCTAGATCGTCCAGCAGCAGGCGCTCGGCCTCTTGCGCGGTAATCGCCATGCCGGGCTTGACGTGCGCCCCGGTGCTGCCGTATCCGATGGTCAGAACGCCGGCAGGGCATTTGTAGGCAGTAAGTCGCAAGCCTTCAAACTGTTTTATGACTGCTAGGCCTTTTGGGCTGATTTTCATTTATGCAAACCTCGTGCCATGTATTGACAGTATATCAGGAATAAAAAGTTTGACGGGGTTGATGGCGCTGCCTAGTATTAGACACATGCCAGGCACAACGGATGGCGAACAGGAGTAACAGAGATGAACCACGAAGAATTGATGGCAGTCGCAGAGTCGCACGGAGAATGGCTGCGTAATGATGATTGCGGATCACGCGCTGACCTGTACGACGCTGACCTGTACGGCGCTAACCTGCGCGGCGCTAACCTGCGCGGCGCTGACCTGCGCGGCGCTAACCTGAGCGGCGCTAACCTGCGCGGCGCTAACCTGAGCGGCGCTAACCTGCGCGGCGCTGACCTGCGCGGCGCTGACCTGCGCGGCGCTAACCTGCGCGACGCTAACCTGAGCGGCGCTAACCTGCGCGGCGCTGACCTGAGCGGCGCTAACCTGCGCGGCGCTGACCTGCGGTGCATGGGCAACCTAAATAACATTAAAACAATCCAAGCAGACCTCTGGCAAATTGGTTACACGCACGACACGATGCAGATTGGCTGCCAGCGACATTTGATTGCTGAATGGTGGGCATTTTCTGATCCGGAAATATCAAGCATGGACGCGCGGGCTCTTGCTTGGTGGGCAGTATGGAAGCCTATTTTGCAGGCGATGATTGCAGCTTCTCCGGCCGAGCCGACTGGGTATGTTGAGAAGGATAAGCGGAAATGAGTGAGTGGATTAGTGTTGATGAGCGGTTGCCTGATGGGTTAACCGACGTTCTTGTTGCTGGATACCAGCAGGGAATGTGCGCAGTTGCGTATATAGTTCTTGGTGATTGGAAGCCTGTAAATGTTGACTGCATGGCGAATGAGCAGATTTATTTGGACTTCACGCCAACCCACTAGCAACCCCTCCCGGAGCCGCCAAAATGAAAACCCCACGCCAATGGTGGTCAACCAAGACCACCGACAAGAAGCAAAACTGGTACATGCTTTCAATCCTGATCCTGCTGATCGGCTCAGGCTTCTGCGAGTTTTCGCCGTGGATGGCGCTTGTCGCGGTAATCCCTGCGCTAGCGATGGTCGCGCTTGAGCTGAGCGCGCCAGAATGACTTACGGCGTGTTCATCCAGCGCGGCAAAGGGTTGCCCACGCTTGTGTGCTGGCGTGACACGCGCGGTGCGGCGGCTATAATTGCGCACAGGATCAAGGCTGACGGACTAACCCCCAGTATTTACCCGATAGAGTGGCCAGACAATGGATCTAAAAGAGATGCTGCAAGCAATGCTTGTGGCTCAGTATAACTACCACCGCTGCGAGAATGCCGAGCTGGCATTGAACGCTGGCATTTATCGACAAGCGCGCACGGCATACATGGTTGCCTGCGCTGATTATGTAACTGGATTGATTGCGAATGACACCGATTTACCTAGCTGGCCAGACGGCGCGAATGATGGGGTTACCCTGTGACATTATCAAAGGACGCGATCCAAAGTATCAGGCGGCATGGCTTAACGGCTACTCCGAAGCCGTGCCATTGCGACCACAAGCGGACAGGGACGGGCGCCGTGTTTTACCAGTCTGTCGGCGTGCTTGAATGCACGGTGTGCGGTGGGTTTCAGGAAATTAGGAAGCCCATAAAATAAGCCCTCCGAAGAGGGCTTCATTTTCAGTACTCAACTCGGCGAATCGGCCTGACGTAGCGGTTTCCGTATGTTGGGTCTTCGTCGATTGTAACGCCGTCAAAAAATCTAAGAGCCTTTACCGAAAAACCGTCGATCCGAGTAGATGAAAAAAGCGGGGTTGTGTCCGCGCTGTATATGACCTGCGCTCCTCCTGTCTTAAACAGCGCCGGAGTTCCGGCTGAGTTCGGATTCAATCCTGTGAACAGTATCGCTAGCTCGTCTATTGCGGGCATGTACCAGTCCGAGAAACCGCCACCGGAGTGGTTCCGGCATTGCTGCCCGGCTGGGTACGCAGATATGCCAAGCTCAACCATCTTCATTGTGTTTGCGTAGCCGTCTGTTGCGCTGTCCATTCCTGATGGGACTGGGTAGCCGGTACGATACGCAGATTGAATCTCTGCCGACTTATCCGCGATTACGATGCGGTAGTTTTTCCCGCCGTAGGTTATGGCGCCCGCGTAATAACCGCCGCCGTAAGCCTCGCCAATAACCGGCGCTGCGGCAGGAGGTGTAGCTGCCGTGACACGCTGCGCAGCCATGATGCCGGCAATCATACAGGCCACACCATCGGCGGAAGCCCCGCCAAAACCTCAGACTCTGCCGGAATTGATCTGGTTCCTGCGTTAACCTCGGCCAGCAGCGCATAACCATAGGCCCAACACTGGTCGCGAACATCCACGCCGCGCTGACCCTCTGCGCGAAATGTAGGATTGCTGCTGGTTGCGTATGTGCATAGGCTCAAGATTCCGTCATAGCCTCGTTCGGATGCCCACGCATCTAGGCGACCCTGCACCAGTGATTGCATCCGAGCGAATACTTGTTCCGGCGTTGGAGGCGGAACCGGCGCCGGAACCCCTCCAGCCAGTAGCCATTCCTCGTAAGCTTGTCGGTCTGTGTTCTGGATATCGTTAGGAATGCTTGCGCCGTCTGTCAGGCGCGTTACGATGTCGCTGCTGGTCAGCTGATACATGCTTAAAGCTCCACCCCGGTAAGTTCAAACGAGCACCTTACAGCGGTTCCCGGCGTCCAGTTTGACGCAGAGTTGTAAATTATCCCGCCGTCCAGTGCGAAAAACAGTTGGGTTGCAGTCCCAGGCGACCCACCCCCAACCGAAAAGGAAGCATTTGAAAGCGTCGGTATTGCGCGCATTGTTGTAGGCCATTTGATGCTGAACCCGTCGCCTGCGGACTGAGCAAACCCAATGCCCAGGTTCACCGCTTTCCAGTAGTACCGCTGACACAGGGTCAGCTCCTGCGAATACGGCCTATCTCCCCCAGAAGTTGCAACAGTTCCGACTTCCACCTTCTCGTTCTGGAACGTTCCACCAGAAAAACGAACAGTCGCATTAGTGTTAGCTGGGAGCGTAAATGCCTCGCCGTTGGTTCGCGCAGTACCGTTTACGGATGCGGTAGCTGTCCCTGTCCAGCTAATCACATAGCTGCCGCCCGCGATGTTTATGCCCTCGATCACCTGCTCGACACCGCCAGCCGGCGCAGTTTTGATAAACCCATTACCGGACGCAACAAAGGCAAGATTCTGCCCGCTAACCACAACGCGATACCTGTCGATGGTGTACTCATTTGCGGCCGTTGTTGCCGTGCTGCTTGTATAACCACGCTGATTGATACTTCCAAGCGAGTTGTAAAGCAGGTTTGCGCCTGCTCCAGCTGCCGAACCAATAACCCCGCCGCACCACCACGAATCAGATCCGATACGCTTGATAGAGGCCGCGCCGTTCTGCGTGCTCAGCGTCAGCGACCCGGCCGCAACCCCGTTAAGCGACACGCCAGCAGCAGTGGTTATCGTGATGTCGCCCGTGTTCGATGGCAGGAAGTGCATCTCTGCGTCGGCAGTCCATGCGACGGTTGCCTGCGCGGGGATCGTCGCTGTGTAGTTGCTCACCGTTGAGTTGACGTTGAAGGTGTTGATGTCGACCAGGGCGAGCGACCGGCTAGCCGAAAGCGCCTGCACGACTGGAAGCGTTGCGCCACCGCCGCCGCCAGTCGCAACAACAGACCACGCCCCAGCTTTTAGTTCATACCGCACAGCCTCATCGGTAACCCATACAGACCAGCCGTTAACTGGAGATGCGAACGTCCACGCGCCAACACTTGCCAGCCAATATGCCAGTTTTCCAGATTGACCAGACCACGCGCCAGTTGCGCCGGCAGCAACAATATACATTGCGCCATCTGCCGGGCTTACCGGCGGAGCGGATAGATCCTTATCTACCACGTTCGCCTGTACAAGCTGTGCAAGAATTGCGAGCGCCTGATTATGCGTTAGCTCTTTGCCTGCCTGCCCGACAACAAGTTCGGGCAGCGCGAGTTTAGGAGTTGTCAAAGTGTCGCCTCCAATGGATAGCCGCGACCGACTACCGACGATAACTGATAAATCTTGACGGATACCGACGCTTGAGCGGAGCCAAAGTCAGTAACTTGCATTGCGCTAGTATACAGCACGCTAGGAGTGGTTGCTGTTATCGTCCGCTTAACAGTTGCACCATCCATAATATCAACCTCGTAAGCCTCTGACGTTTCGCCAAGCGATGCGTCCACATTGTCACGCCATGCGCCGCCAACACGAGTACGGCGCTGCCACTTAATGTTTAGATCGTCAGATGCTCGACTGCCTACAGCGTGCGCGCCTGAATATGTCTCAAGGTTAACGCCGGCATAGGTGTATGCCGAGCTTGTCGCGCTATCAATATCCGCACCAATGGTGATTGCCCGATAATCGCGCGGCTGGCCAATGCTATCGGTTGGCATGCCGACAAACGCCAGATCTGGGTCAGTCATTAGGACAAAGTAATCATTCGCAGCGTGCAGACCAGTAGCCCATTCCGTTCCTCGATCACCACGCCAGAACGTATCGAGCGTATAAGTTCCGTCACCATTAAGCGTTGCATTCTGGAATCGGATAATCTCCCATCGTCCGCTGGCGCCATATGCCGCTATGTTGGCGCCGTTTAACATTTGCGACTCGGTTACGCTTTCGAGTGCGCCAGATATCAGCGACACCGTTAGCGATCCGCCTTTCTGGATGAGGTTGCCGGCGTTAGCAGATAGCGAAGTCGATGCAGTCCCGGCGGTTGCTTTGCCTTGGAACGCCTGCAAATCTACCCACGTCTGCCCGCCATCCGCCGTCTGATAAAGAACGCCGCCTGGCCAGCCTGCCGAGTAGCCGGTAAGCGCAGACGCGAAGCCTGGCGCATCCTGCAATCCTTCGTCAATTACTGGGCAGTCGATAATGATCCCAATGGTAGATCCTGCAAGCGGGATTGTAGTGTCGCCACCTTGCCCGCCATCGCCTGGCGCGATACTGGTATACGTCGATGCACTGCTAGGGCGGCCGGCGCACTCAAGGCGGCCGTCTGCTGTGTAGTTAACCGATACAAGGCGTAGAACAAAATCTGCATCATCGGTTGCGATGGTGATTACGTCGCCCGGTTCAAGGTAGCGATATGGCGCAGGCAGCACAAAGCTAAAGTCTGACTTTTCCAGCGCGTAGATACGGATCAACTTGTCGGCAACTTGCGCAGCCTGATTGGCGGACAGCACAACAGGGAGTTCGATCACCAGCGAGTTAACCGCTTCTGTGTTGTCACGCTGCGCCCGCTGCTCGTTCTGGTCGTATTCCCGCTCGCGGTCAATATGCTTAACTGTTACGTTCTGCGGAAGCTGAGAATCCATCTCGCGCGACTCTGTGAGCTGCGTGTCAATGGCCAGTTCGCCAACTGGAATAGTCACGACAGAAGCTGATCCGCGAGTAGTCGCCTTGATCTTGTAGCCAGACTGAACAACATCGAACGGCCACGCGCCGCGAAGAGGCTCAATTGCGTTACGGATTGATCCGGTAGCGGTTACCTTGAACCCTGTTACAGAATCGGTAAGCCCGGATGTGTCGATGTCGGCCGGCTTGATAAGGTTTGACCGCATCGCCTCATCATAAACGATGTCAGACAGAGGGACGTTATTAGCTGCCACCCTATCTGTGTACTGGCACAGCCTGCCATTCTCATAACATATTGGATATGTAGTTGAAAAAACCTGCTTTCTTTCTGCTCCGGTAGAAGGGATTGATCCTATCAGAGAAAGCCCAGCGGGTAGAACGTCATACGCTGACAGGCTATTGGCTACCGAAAAAACGGCTATATTGTTTTCAACTGAAAACTCGACATTTGGGCCGTCACCGCCAGGTGAGTAGCCGAGCGAATACGACCACAGCGGAACTGTAGGATCTTCTGCAAACTCACCAAAAACCATTTCCCCGCCAACCGATGCCGAATACCTGAAAAACATTCTCCCGGTAAATTTGTCCTTCCTGATTCTAAATCGAAGCGCGCCTATTGATGACGGGATTGGAAAAGTTGCCGCGACATTGTATGCCTTGGATACTTTGTAGATATTCGACGCGCCGCCAAACCAATAAAACTCGCCGTCATAATAGCTCTCGGCATGCACGCCGAATGAATCGCCGGTAATATCTGGTATGTAAATGCTTGCGCCAGATCCATAAATCCGAACAGTTGACGATGCCGCCGATATTGCTGCGGCGCCATTTTCCTTGCCTATGATCTCGCGTGAGAAAAAGTAAAGCGGGTCTGTTGAACCGCTAGAATTTGGCATCTCTTCATATATCGTGCGCTCAGATACTTTCTGCCTTGTCTGCATGTCGTATCTTGTAAACTTGGAGCTTGCAACATATACAACTGATGAAACGTATCCAGGCTGAGGAGTGGCGGATTCAAGAACTGAAAAGTCAGAATATACCGGAGTGCCATTTATCTGGATATCACCAACAGCGCTCGGGACTGCTACCGATAGAGAATTTACGACCTCTACTTTTACCTGCGCGCCTGCAACGCTATTTCCATAATCGGCAAGCGGCAAATCCTTCATAACGATATATGCAAGTCCGCGATATGCAGGGCAGTTAGCTACGCCCATTTCCGCCTGCATGCGAGGGTCTGGCTGCTGCGTGTCGGTTCCGAGATAAATGCTGAATCCTTCTGCTGCCTGGTTGCTTGCGATGATAGTGCCGAGGTCGCCAGATCCGGCATCATAGACAAGATCAGGCCCGACCCATATACGGCGCACGCCAGCAATTGGGCCTTCGCACAGGCCGACTGCAAATGTTGCGTAATACGAATAGGTCTTAATGGTAGACCCGCCGCCGCCGCCCTTGCCGCCTGACTTTTTCTTCTTGACCTTTTCTTGGATGGCATTATTTTCAAGCCAGAAGACGTTACCGCTTAGCCCGATTGTGCCATAGGTGCGAGGAATGAATTGGCCGTAGGTTGACGTCTGTACTGAAAGGTCATTGAGTCGCGGCCCTTCAATTGTTGGGCCTTTTGGCGGGTCTAGGTAACCGCCGACACCCATGCCGAGCGCCGCGCCCTGTACCGCGCCAGCCGGGCCGCCAACATAAAAACCAACTACCGCACCAACAATACCGCCAACAATCTGCCCGCCGCTACTCATTCCGACACCTCAACAAAACGATAGATCCGCATGATTCGCGCCCGCCATAACTCGTCAAGGCGGTGCATGCAGGTTTTGCCGTGCTCTTCGCTGGCGTGGATGATGTATGGCTGGCCGTCGATATAACCGGCATGGATGCCAATGTGCTGCGGCTGTTTGGTGATGCGCATGGCGAGAATATCGCCCGGCATTGCTTCGGATACGCGCTCAAGGCATGGTTGTGAGTCGAGCTGTTTTTCTAGCTGGCCGTCATATGGGTTGCGCGGGTAGCCTTTTGCGTCGATATGCAGCAAACCAAGCTCACGGCAGATATGCACATACAGGCCGGCACAATCCAGCCCAAGGCCTGCAACGCGCCCTTGGTGCATGAATGGGGTGTCAATGGCATCCTGTGCCACTCTAAGCGCGCGCTCTGCCAGCGTCATTTAAGGCCCCTTGTGGTGTATGTGCTGCCGGTAGGAATGCGAGTAAACCCGCCGAAATTGAGCACGTTCGCCCACTTGTCGCGGCAATCTTCCAGGCGCTTTCGGCAGCCCGGTGTCAGCGAGTAAGTGTCGCCAACTTGCATAGGATAGAAAAACGCTTCGTATAGCTCGATGGTTCCATCTGCTGCGTAGGCCTTAACTTCCTGAGACTTTAGCCCGACATTAGCGCCGCTAGTCCAGACGATAGACCCGGCCCCGAAATAGTCGGCTAGCTCGGTTCGCGCAGCGTCTCGGAACTTATAGCGATCAGTCACGCTGGTGACGGTGCCGGTTACCGGAGATACGACCTTTTTGCAGCCGGCATATTCTTGCCCGCCGAATTTCTTGGGGCATGTCGCGCCGTAAGTCTTGCCAATCGGCTGATTCATCGCGTCGATCAGGCTCATGACTTCGATGCTGTAACGGTCATCTTTAAGCGTGGTGCGGCCGAGAATGCCCTTGCTGATTGGCTCGTCATCTTCTGCCGGCGCATTCCACTCGGTGGCGAAAACATACAGCTTGGCATTATCCAGAAAACCGCTGGCAATCGAGGCGCGGTTAATGCCGGCAAGCTCGATGATCCCTTCTAGGTCAAAGGTGCCAGGCGTCATGCTCGACTCGGCAGCATTTCCGCTGAACTCATAGCCGGCGTCAGAGCGGTAAAGATGCCCGCCAATGGTCAGATCGCGGATATGGTCGGTGATATAGATGGGCGCGCCAATAAGCGGCTCAATGCGGATGCAAGTAATGCGGAATTGATAGTCTACAACGCTGGGTTTCATGGCATAACCTCTGCTAATGCAAAGATTATGCCACATTACTCATGGGTTTAGAATCTCGACCAGATTGATCCCGCCAGTGCTCAGCGTGTCGAACGTGGCGAAGTTAAGCCCGCTCAAGTCGCTATCAAAGCGCATTGGTAGATCGAACTCGAAACCAGCGGTCACGACCTCTGAGCCAATCGGGCTGGTCTGCACGGTGCCGCCGCTGGTATATGTGCCGAACGCCGTCGAGTTAATCGCAACGGTAATGGTTGTGCCGCTGGTCGCGGTAATCAGCGCGCGCAGTCCGTTAATCTGAGTCATGCCGAGCACGCCAGTGAATGCGACTGACTCACCAGTCGCGAACGTGTGCGCGCCAACCGTTACAACTGCCTGCGCGGCTTTCGTGATGGCGGTGATAGCACGCGACTTGTTAGCTGCCATCGTGATGCGCCCGGTTACGGTGTCCACAGTCCACTGCGAAATAGGCAGAGCGGCGCCAGCCATGCCAACCACTACCGAACCCGCTACCGGCTTGAATACAGTGCGGATAGGGCGGCCAATCGAAAGCGTACTGCCTGCGCCGCCATACGACTTCTGAAGCTGGTAAACGCCAGCCGAGACAAGCGCGCAAGCCTGGTCTGCAAATGTCGGCGTGCCGGTGTAGCCATTGCTCGAAAAGTCTGCAATGTTCTTGACGCGAAACCCGGCGAACTTGCCAAATACGCGATGGAATAGAGACACCACTTCATCCATCACCCATAGCTGCTGGCGCATATCGAACGATAGGTCATAACGCGCGCGCGGAGCATTGTGACGCAAGCGCCGGTATTCGTTGCCGTTCGCGGTGGTGTCAACCTCGACGGCGTATTCCTCGCCAAACGAACTGCCATAGTCAATATTGATTGGCAGCCGATCTTCCAAAAAGCTAGGCATAACGCGCCCCTGAGTTTACTGCGCCCATAATTGCGCGACGTGTTGCGCCAGCGCTGCGTTCTGCTTCCCTGGTATTACTTACGCCAGGCTGATTGATGATGATGGTATTGCCGCCGCTCATCTTGGCTGTAGCTTCGCGCCCGGTGACGTTGACAGGCCCGCGAACAATCTCCGGGCCTTTCTCGCCAACCACGCCAAACTGGCCGCTAGGGATGTTGCCGCCGTTATCGAAGAAGCCGGCGAAAGAGGTAAACAGGCTTGCCAGGCCTGCGCCCTTCGATGCAGTGCCTCCGCCAGTGGTTCCGCCAATTCCGAGCGAGCTAAACAGCGATTGCGTCAATTGAGCCGCCGCAGCCTCGGCAATCATGCGCTGAATCATGGCGCCCCAGCCGCTAAGGATGTCCTTAAACGAACCATTGAAGCCGTCGACCAGAGTGTCAGCCAGTTGCGACTGGATGTTCTCCTGGGCTGTCTTGGTGAACTCGTCCAGTGCGCCGCTTGCCTCATTGGCGCCATAGGCAACTTCGCGCATAGCCTCGCTGTTTTTGGTAGATATCTTGTTGTAGGTTTCTTGCGTGATGCTGCCGTTTTGCAGTGCGTCGTAGTATTCCTGTTGCTTGTCGGCCAGCACTTCAAGGTCAGAACGCGACTCAAGGGTTATAGCCTTGCCGCGCGCGGCCTTTTCTTCCTCTGCTTTCTTCGCCTTATTGGCCGACTCTGCCTGTGCCTCGTATGCACTTACCGTGCCAAGTGCTGCCTGGGCCGATGCAAGCTGCGACTCAGTTGCGCCGTCGAGTGCCAGCTTGAGCAGCGTTACTTCGTCCTTGTCCTTGCCTACGGTTTCGGCTTGGAATTGGAGTGCGGCCACTTGAGAGTCAAGCGAGCGGGTATGGGCAAGCGCAGCATCTGCGGCTTTCTTTGCTGCCTTTTCTGCGTCGTTGTCGGCCTTGGTTTTTTTCTCAATTACCGGAATTGCCGTTGCCGTTTTCTCGGTTACTTTTTGCTGCTGATTGGCAAGCTGCTGCTGCGCCTGATATGCGGCTACCTGCGCTTCCTCGCCTCGTGCATACTGCTCTTCTAGTTTTACCAGCTCTGCGCGCAGACCAGCTACGCGATCAGCGTTAAATGACTTTGCGAAGCCTGATTGCTTGTCGAATCCGGTTAGCTCTTCCTTGATGCTGGCAATCGCGTCAGCCGTGCGAACCAAGTCACCCTCGGCCGGGCCGCCAACCGCAGCGGCTAGCTCTTCGCCTACCCATTGAGTGAAATTAGTCAAGGCTGGTAGCGCATTTGCTGCGGCAGTTGTTACGCTAAGAATACCGGCAACAATAGTAGCAAAGGCTTCTTTAACTGCCGGGTCAGAGATCGCGGCGTTAAGCTCTTCAACCGCAGTCTTTGCGTCGTTAAGATTGCCGCCGCTACCTTCCAGCAGATCGCCTAGCGAGTTTTGCAGGCTGGTAACTGCGCCGCCGAACGTGTCGCGTGCAGCTCGTGCAGATCCGCCGAACTCGACGGCAAGCTCAGACAGGATGACCTTTTGCGCGCCAGCGACGTCGCCAGTTTTTACAAGGGCCTCGATTACAGCCTTTTGATCGTCTGTAAAAGATACGCCAACCTTTGATAGCGCGCTGATACCTTGAACCGGATCATTGAGCGCCTTGCCAACCTGAACAGCCGCGCCCTTAAGGTCGCCGCCCATCTTGGTTGCCAGGTCTAGAATGGCCTCGGTTGCAGCCGGTACTGCGTCTTTCCCGATCTTGGTAAACGTCAGCAGTTGCGACTGCATCGAGATGATTGCGTCGTCACCAAACGTGGTTACTTGCTGTAACCCCTGCGCCATTGCGACAAGTTCGTCAGAGGTCAGGCCGGCGGCGCCGCCAGTCGACTTGATCGTGGCGTTTAGCTGGGCGAGTGCGTTTTCCGATTCTATGGTATTGGCGATTACGGCTTGAAAGAAAGCTCCGCCAGCGAATGCTGCGGCAAGTCTTCCGATATTTCTGCCAAAGTCAGCCGCACCGCTAGATGCGCCTTTGAATTTAGACTCTACGCCCTCAAGACCTAGCTCTGCCTTACGCGCGCTAGAAAGAAAGCGCCCATTAGCCTCACGCAACTTGCCGGACGCATCGGCATAAACCCCGGCGGCCTTCGCGGCATCGCTAAGCGCATCGCCAAGGCTCTCTGTCGCGCGCTCAGTCTGGACTGACGACGATCCGAGCTTCTTTAGCTCATCTGTCGCCGTCTTTACGCCTTCTGTCGAAACCGATACTACAAGACTTGCCGTTTCAGTCATTGCGCGCACTCCTTAAAATGGCGTCGTCAATCTTAATGAGTGCTGCTGCATCGCGCCCGCAGACTGGCGTACAGGTCATGCGCGACCAGTTAGCCATTGTTTCCCACGATAACGGGTCACTATTGCGCTTTAACTCAAAGTACCAGCGCCACAGGTATGCCAGTTCGTCGGGTACATCCGGCATTTTCAGCGCGTCAGGCTTAGTTCCTGATCGCTTCCATTGCCGGTGTAGTACCTCGCCAAGCGTCAGGTCGCTATCCTTGCTAACCCGCTTTTGTAGTTTTGCCCATGCCTCAGCGTATTCAATCAGCCTGCTGAGGCCGGCGTGAAAAAATCAGCACTTCGCACCGACTGTTGGTCAATCCACTTGGCCAGATACGGGCGCTTTTGCAGCAGCGCCAGCACGTTGGGCTGCGTGCATTCTTCTTCAAGTTCCCACGCCGCGACAAGATACGACATTGCGCGCAACGATGATTCCTCTACCAGTCGTTGCCGCTCGATTGGGCACTCGATACCGGCAAGCGAGCCGCCCAAAGTGGCCAGCTCCACAGCCATTACGCGCCGGAAGATATCGCTCTGAGAGTGGCGGATCGTCATCTTGACCGATGGCACGCCGTTAATGTCAGGTGCTAGGAACTCGCGGCCATCGCTGGCCGCCTCCAGGCTGTAACCGTCGTTGAAACCAGCCATTACGCCAATCGCTCCAGTACAAACTCACTATTAGCGGCAAGGTTGTAGCCTGCCGAGTAGGTCAGGTTAACGATCACGTCAGTGCCGCTCGATTGCTTGGAGCCGCTAACGTAGGTAGCGTCCGGGGTTTTCAGGCGGTAAGCGCTGATGCCGTCATGAGCGATAAGCGCCATGCTTGCGTGCGTGTCGTTAAGGAAGCGATTGTAAAACGCTGCAGAGTCGAAGAACGCCACAACCGTGCCGTCTGCGGTGATGGTGTCGATAACGCTGGCCACCGAGTTTTTCGAGCCGACTACGAACTTCTGCGCGATGCCGTTAGCCACCGATGCGGTGTACTCGGTACAGAAACCGAATTCGGTGCCGGCGATGTCGAGCGAACCGTCGAGCGCGGTCATAAAGTCAGTGGTAGTCGCGGCGGGGAAAGTCGAGCCAGCCGGCAGAGAAACAAGCTGCTCCTGCGAAGTGCCCAGCAGCGAGAATGTCACGTCCCACTTTTCGCCAGCCTTGCCGCTGATTGCGATCTTGTCCACTTCCATGCCGCGATAAACGTAGTCAATGCCGAGATCGGTGTGCCGCTCAAGAATTGCGAAGGTGCGGCGAGTCTGGCCAGTCACCAAGCTGGATTGCTTAACAACGGTGATCGACGGGCCGGCAGCCACAGTAACCAGCGTGACCGGCAGGCCTTCGATGCTGACAACAGTCAACTTGGAAGCGGTCGCGGTAACTACGCGAAACAGTCCGTTGTTAGCTGGCGCAACAAAGCCGGACACCTTGATAATGTCGCCTGCAACCTGCGTAAACGTGGCCGCGCTGTTAAACGAACTGTCAGCGCTGGCTGCGCTGATGCCTGTGTTGGTCACTGGCGTGGCCGCTACCCAAGTACCGCAGAATCCAGCCTCTAGCAGATCGTCAAGCGCGCCGTATGCAAGCTGGCACGACAGATCGCCGGCAGCGGAGAACGTGCCGCGACGGTCTGCGGTGCGGTGACGGTCGCCGCGCACTTCCTCACTGGTGATTCGTTCGGCGTTATAGGCCAGCGAGTTGCCGCCAGTCTTGTAGCGAATCGGCTTCCATACCGGGTTAGACGGAATCGCACCGGCCACCTCGGCAACATAGAACAGGCTGACGACTGATGCTGATGCAATTGGCATTCTGTATTACCTCGGGACGTATGCAGTCCAGTTGATTGTCATGCTGACTCTGTACCAGCCGTCAACTGGCCGCCCCTGAGAGCGTCCGCACGATTGAATTTGTACCTGCTGGCCGCCGTATGCAAGGCGCGTGCCAGCTTTAAAGTATTGTGCCACATTATCGGCTTTCGTAACAACTGAGCCGGCTCCGGCATTGGCTGGATAGTTCAGGTCAATCTGCATGAATCCGGTGTGCCCATCCATTCCACCCTCGCCTACAGATTCAACGGATGGCTGATTTGGCACGATGAAAACCGAGGCCCACGCAATCGAGGTTGCGGGCTTTGTGAATGCGGCATTTTCGTATGCAGTCAGCGCGTCAGTGAAGAATGCGCCCGCCCGGTATCGGTCAATTAGCGCCTGCGAGATGTTTTTAAATGCGCTCATACTTTATTATCCCGTGCTGCTTTTGCGACTATTTGTTGGATGCGGGCGACGTTTTTTCTCAACATGCCGCCTGGCGCTTGGTCAGACCAGCCGTCATATTCTAGCCGGTAGATGTAAGGCAAATTGTTGCTTAGGTAGATAACCTTGCCGCCGCTAAAGTCTGCCACGGTCGCGGATACTTCTTTGACTGCCTCGCCGTCGCCAAGCCTGTCGACTTCACCATTAGCTGGCGCGCCGATAGTGGTCTGCCAGTTGCCACGCGCGCGTCCGGTATCTACTGGAGTGTCTTTGATCGTGCTGCTGAACAACTCCAGCGCAATGGCGCGCATGGTTTCGTCAACTGACTTACCAGCCTTATCAGCAAAGCCTTGCACGTCATCCGCGAAACTCACGCACGCCCCTGAATAACAAAAACCACGTTAACACCCTGCCCACCAACCGGCTTGATATTCTGGCTTGCATACGACACGCCAGCGACGGTGACGACGCACGACATAGCAGGCTCAAGCGCTACGCCTTGCCCGGACACAATCAACTTTCGGTCGCCGGTCTGTACCAGCGTGCCGGACTCATTGACTCGACCGGAGTAGTTGCCGACGTAAACGGATACCGGGTAAGTGGTATATGCCGGCACATTAGTCTGTGTTGCCGGGTCGTATGTGGCGCCGGATTGGACTTGGAGTGTGCCGGGGTCGCCTTTATCCGCCAGGATTTTTAGTGCGGTTGCCGATAGTTCGCTGTAAAAGCTCATACGCGCGTCACTGCAAAATTACTACCGCCGCCGCTGATCTTGTAAAGCGGCTTAACGATGGCCGTTACGCTGCGGAATACTGGCGCCTCATTAGTTGCGCCATCGGCATACTTAACCGAGATCACGTCTACAGTCTCCTCGATAACCGCGCCTTTCGCGCCAGCAACAACGGTCGGCATCAACGGCTGGCTAATCGCCTCAATCGCTAACTGGCACTGCGCCTGGATGATCCGTTGCGGCACTGCATCCGAAGCCTGCAGCGAACCATAGACGTATACGCCAGTGCGCGGCCACGCAAGCGGCTGGCTGGTCGAGGTGCGGTAGCCTTGCCATTGGCCTTCTAGGGATTCGAGGTAGTCCATCGCTTGAACGAGAAGCACGTCTGGCGTGCCAGTGATCGTAACGCCTCTAGCTGCGGCATAGGCCGCTAGCTGTGCATCGGTTGCATAAGTGTCCAAGCCTACAGTGAGAGCCATGTGCAATCCTCATTCAATGCAGGAATTATGCCATAAAAGAAGCCCGCCGGTTAGGCGGGCTGGATGTTTACAGTCCTAAGTAAATGAACTTACCGAATGCGGTATACATAGGCACAAAGTCCGCCTGCGCCACGTTACCGTTGATGCTATCGCTGGTGAAGTAGTGCTTGTGCGTGCTTTCGTCGGCAGTGTCACCTGTAAGTGTGTGAGAGTGCGACCCCGGCCCCGATGTGGTTGTTTGGTAGTGCGATCCGCTGCCGACATTAAAGTCATTACCGGATGCGCCCCGCACACCCATCTTGTCATAGAGGTGGTCATGATTGCCCGTATTGGGCGCTGTTGTAATGGTGCCCGATCCGTGCCTGTGCGCATCACCCGCGTCAGTGCGGCCAGTAATAGTGATGTTAGGTAACATCGCCTTACTGATCTTCACACCACCACCAGAAGTACCGCGAGGATACTGCCCGCCAGCACCCATACTCACACGATCTATTGAGTTAGGCAGTGACCCTGAAATGCCAAGCGAGGCACATATGGCCTGTTGTGATGCTCTGAGCGTGCTTACCTGCCGACCATTCAGGAAAATCCACCCATCATGGTCTATCGTGCTGTAGTGCTCTTTAATATCGCCATAGTGAACATTGCCGACCATTACGTCAGTAAAGGAGCGGGCAATTAAACGCCGGAAAGGGTGAGCGGTATTTACAAGCCCGCCGCGAACCTTAAGCAGTTGACCGTCTTCCTTCCTTATGGTTTCTCGCAGACTGTCGCCTTGGCGTGCGAAGTATAGCGACGGGTACTCCAACCAGAACAAGTTGCCGGCAGTAATGTTGACTGTCTGCGATGTTGAATGTAGCTCAACTCCTTTGGGGCTGCTCATTATGGAGTGGGTTAGCTTGCCGCTGTAAGTCTCCCCGGCCATGATCTGCATACGCGACACAACTACGCTGGTTGGCACGGTGTTCGTAAAGTCGTAGCCAACAATGTTGGTTGCGTGCCCTGATCCGTTGGGGTCGTATGATGCCCAGTAGTCGCCGAACTGCAAATAAGTTGGCACGGCGGGTTCTTGCGCTCCGGCAATGTCACGCCGCAATCCCTGCCACGGCGGGAACCACACCATAGATGCGCCATCTGTCGCACTATGGGCCTCGTTCTTAAATACGACGTTCTGCCCGGCGCTACTAACCGAGTGCGCCGGCGCTGTTGATTCGCCGCCACCCAAATGCAGGGAGCCTACGCCGGTACTAACCGAGGTGCGAAACCAGCTACCGTCTGGCGACTGTACGCCAATCTTCTGGTTTTTCTTCCACAGCTCAAGGGCGCCTGTATCTTTGTTTGTGACGTACCGATAATCACCAGCAACCGCCGCAGATTTTGCGCCAGCCTTTCCCCTTTGAAGGCTCATAGTACGTCATACTCCGCTCCGCCAGCCGGAACAATGCGAAACAGCGCCAAGCCGAAGAACATTTCGGTGGCAATGTCGGCGTCGTATGTGTCTGACGTGACCCAGTTAGATCCGCCAGCATGGCACTGAACAGATACGGTTCCGCCGTTAGCTCTGACGACCAGCACGCGAGCACCCCTGTCTAGAAACTGAAAATTCTGTGCCGTGTTGTACATTTTTCTAACCCTCTGCGTGTTAACCGTTGCGAAGGCTGATCTACAATCCACTACAGCAGCCGGCGCTATATGCAAATATTATGCCATAAAACCGTTCTGGCAAAAAGAAGCCCCGGATGACCGAGGCTTGAGTTTTACGGGCGCTCTTCCCAGAAGATGTTATATACACCTTTCGCAGCGCCAGTGCCGATGTTCGCAAGCCGAATATAGTAATCACCAGGCGGCAATCCGCGCTCATCAGCCACCGAGCCGCCAACCGTAGACTCATGCGCGCTAGCGTTTGCAGATACAACGCGCACAACCTCAACAATGGTTCCGCCCGTATATGTGCCGCCCGTGTTAATTGTCGCCTGAGCGGTGTAATACGGCTGCGGTCTTGTGGTCATGCGGTTCTTGCCGACTACCGGCATTGCCGTTCCGTATGTGCCAGCCGGAGTTCCGTTGATTTCAGCCGTCATCTTGATTGCGCCAGAGTCAACCGTTAACGCCTGCTGGAACAGAATGAAGTTAACCGGCGAGCTAAACCGCCCGACGATTGACTGCCCTGTCGGAATATCGAACTCCAGAAACGACCGAAACTCACGGCCCTCGAAAAATCCGGTCTGCGCAACATCGACACGAACGCGCCTGAATTTCTCGCGTTCGCTTGTAAGCAGGTCGGCAGGCCCGAAGTCCGGGATAGTATAGGTCACGGAGTTTCGTCCACGGCCTTACGCTTTTTCATCTGGCGCTTATTGTACTGCGCCATGAATGCGCGCCACAGGTCAGACTTTATCGGCATCGGCTGCTTTGGCTGGTCGTCCACGCTTTGGTTCCTCTGCTGGCTTTTCTTCTTTGGCACGCTGGCGACGCTCCGCCTCGATGCGCTGGATAGTGGCGAAGTCGATAGGCTTGCCAATCTCAAGTCCGTCCTCGTTAAGCTCAGGCATTACGATTCCTCTTTGTTTGATGCAAATAGCATACCATAAAAAAGCCCCCAATTAAGGGGGCTAGTCTGTTGCGGCGTATCAGTTGGTTACGAGGAAAGCCATCGGAATGTTCTTCCGCTCGATCACGCGATCCCAAGTGGTAGCAAGCGCCAGCTCGGCAGGGGTGAACGAAACGCCAGCAGGGGTGCCAACGTTCTGATAGCCAGCCGGGTGCAAGATCCAAGTCTTGCGAGTCCACAGGGTTTCGACGCCAGCGCCGTTACCTTGCGATTCCTGACGCTCAACCTCAACCGGTACAATTGGCTCGCCTTCGCCGTATGCAAATGCGCCCTCGCCAAACAGCACGGAGGTGTATTTGAAGCCGCTGGTAGAGCCAGGGGTTACTGTCATGCTGTCGTCAACGATAACGCGCAGGCCCATGTAGGTCGGAATGGTCAGCATGCCCTGGCTGTCAGGGATGTAAACGATGTCGTCGTTCTTGACCATCTGCTGCATCACTCGGCTGTGAACGCCAATGGCGCGCAGCTTGTCGGCAGCATCGCCCATGGTGTAAACGGCATCGGTGAAGCTGTCGCGGTTGAACTTGGTTGCAGCGGTTTGCGAACCGATAATCTCGGCAGCCACGTTGATTACCATATCGCCGCCGCCGGATGCCACGTTGTCAGCATACACGCCGTTACACGATGCGAGCAGGCGGCGCTCCCACTGGCGAGTCCAGTAGGTGTCGATCCGATTGCGGATGTGCTGCATCGCGCGCGGACCCATGGCAAGTTCAGACGCCAGGTCGGATGCGGACACGCCAAAGTTCAAGAACGCCTTGCGGCAAATCTGCTCGCCCTGCTGGACTTTTGCGGCCGATGCCAAGGTTGCAGGGTTATCGGTGCTCAGGTTTGGCGCAACGGTCTGGTCAATATCTTTCCAGAATGGCAGCTCGGCAATCTTGCCTGGGCCGGATGCGAGCGAGTCGAAAACAGGCGAGCGCGACACAATGCCGGACTGGAAGAATGCGGTTTTTTCCGGGCTGTTTACCGGGACGAGATCTTGAAAGACCTTAACGTCAATGATGTCAGCAAGTTGAACGGTAGCCATTTTTAGTAACCTCGGGTGCGGATATTGTGATCGGCTTTAAGCCGGTCATATAGGGCTTGGTCTTTTCGGCGGATCTCAACAAGCTCTTCGCCGTTGTATTCTTCAAACTTTTTGACAGCCCCGCTGCCCGATTTGCTACCAGCAGCCCCGCCGCCGGATGATTGATTCCCGTCCACTAGGAACGGATAACGTTCGGCCAGTTGGCTCTTCAACTGATCCACAGTCAGAGTTCCGTCCGGGCCTGAAATAACAACGCCGTCTGGCGTGTGTGCGATAAAGGCCAGCGCCTTATCACGGAGCAACTCAGCGCGCGCAGTGTCGCGGGTCAGGCTGGTTGCAAGTTCGTTTGCCAGTTCGCCGCGCTCTTTGTCGGCCAGCTTGCGCTTGAACTCTTCAAACTCTAACGCCTGCTTATCGAAGGCGCCTTTGGTGTTCTTGTACAGAGTTTCGTATTCTTGCCGCTCTTCAAGGCTCTTTTGTGCAGCCTCGGTTTGCGCTTTCTCAAACTCGCTCAGCTTGTCTTTTGCTGCTTTGCGTTCGTCGCGCTCTTTGCGCAGGGCTTCTTTCAGCTCGTCGGCTGGGTCGATGCCCTCTACCTTCAATCGAAACTTGCCATTCTTTTCTTCGTAAAGCGATTTAAGTGCATCGTCAACGCCGTCAAGCGTATCAACTTCAAACTTAAGCATTTCCTACCCCGTAGGCTATCAATATGTCACCTGACATATGCAAATTGTATGCCTAGAAAGGAATGCGTGCAAGTAGTGTGCCAGTTATAGGCCGGCCCGCTCAAACGCCAGCGGCTCAAGCGCTAGCAGCTGGTCTAGCGTGTACGACTTGCCCGAGTCGTCAACGAACTTTTGCAGCGACAGTCCGCCGCTTCTGAATAGCTTGGCTTTCGTATCGCCCAACACTTCGTCCTGAAACGCAGCCGGCTGCGATTTCAGCCAACTGTTATATGTTGTCTGCGAACTAACAGGCCCGTAAATGGTCGCCCGTGTTGCGCCCTCTCTAAGCTCTGCAAATGCCTTGTCAACAACGGGTATGCGCACGCTTCGGCAATTGTAGTGGGCGGGCGGCATTGGTCCTTGACCTACCGGGTAAATCTGACCGTCCCTAGCCATACAGACATCGGTTGTTCTGCCGTCGAGCACACTTGACCACTCTTCCCCCTTCAACACATCACTATTCGCCCGATAAACCTCAGACCGCGCCACACTCCCCGCCATATTCGCAGCAGTCCGCACAACCGTTTCGGCCTGCGCTTTGGTGCGCGTATTGACCAGCCCGAATACCTCTGCGGCGATTTCCTTTGTGACTGAGCCGCGCGTGATGCCGGCTTGCACGGCGGTCATAACTTCGCGCGAAGTGCCGGCAGCGAAGGTATCGAAAATCCCCAGCATGGTCGTGCTGATCGTTTTCTTGCCGCTGATTAGCTTCATCGGCGCTAATTCGATAGCCCGCGACAATGCCGCACTATTCACGCCAGCAAGCTCGACAGTGACCGCGCCGGCTAGCATCTTCTGCGTAAATTGTGTCTCATAGGCTGCAAAATCCTGCATTGCAGGCATAGTTTGCTGCTCAAGGGCTACACCGGCAGCCTTGGTGATGGCGTTGATTTCGAGTTGCAGCGCGGTTAGTCGTGCTGTTTGGAAGCTGGTTAAGTCGTGATTAAGCAGCGCTGCGCGAATCTCCCGCGCCATACGACGGATAATCGGCAGAGACTTTTTAACCTGGCCGGATGCTAGGCGCTGGATAAAAAGCTGGTGCCGGCTGAGCGCGTCGAATATGTAGCCCTGCGTACTCACTCAACCACCACAGGCGCCGCAACAACAGGCGCAAGCGGCTCAACTTCCTCTGCCTCGCTGTCGAGTTCGTCGTCAGTGCGATCAGCGTTAAGGTATGGCGTGCCTCGCAAAGAGTCGCGCACGTCTGCCAGCGCGATGACGCCACGGTCTAGCAGTTGGATCGAAGCCATTACGGCCTGAGCATCCACGCCTTTCGGGAAAAACTCGCGGTTCAGTTCGAATTCAACCGACTCAGGATCGCCACCCATAAACCGAGCGGCATCCTCTAGGGCGGCCTCGACGGCCTCAGATACGTTATCGGCAGCGGTTAGCAGTGCAGAAGCTTTGCTGCTGGCGTCGATGCGCGCGGCTTCTGCGGTTTCGTTGTCGCCGCGCTCGGTGATTAGGTGTGCGCCCACAGACAGCATGTTGCCTTCTAGCGACTTGAGCTTAGCCTCTACGGCGTCGGCTGGAGCGAGCTGCACAAGAGTAATGCCGCCACCCTGAGTGATAACGCCTTGATCTGCGCCAACCATTACGCCATTCGGGTTAACCTCTTTCCATTCAGTCGCGCTGGTATCGCCGCTGTTAATGTGCAACAGGCCGCCGCTATGGATGTGCAAATTCTTCATACTGTCTGCGCTTAGCTGATAGTGCGCAGTATTCAAATCAATAATGCCACTGATAACCGCCTTATCAACATCTGGCCGGTTAGTCTCGCTGCCGATAAAGTGAAACGGGATGTGGTCGAACGTATTGCCGTTGAAGTCGGTAACCTTAAACTCTGCCGTAACTTCGTCGCCGCTATCGTCGTATACCGCCTGGGTATATACGCCATCACGCAAGCGCAGCACCCGGTAGCGCGTTTCGGTTTCGTATGTGTATTCGTCTTTCTCGATCTCGGTCAGCTCGCACAGCTTGACCATCGTCAGCTTCAAGATGCCGCCGATCAATTCAAACTTCCAGTTGTCGATTGACTCGGCGCGGTATGTGGTTAGGCGCGCTTGCAGGTTTCGCGCTGCCACTTGCTCAGCAGACAACCCAGGCTCTGCCTGTGGATACTCTGCCAGGATGCCACAGCGCCCGACCTCGATAGCCTCGCCCGTGTAAATCTTGGCGCACTGCTCAAGCGACAGGCCAGAACCGTCGGCGTTTTCGAGCATGTATTCCAGTTGCGACGGAAGATCGGTTTTAGGCGGCGCGCGGAATACCATGCCAAGCAGGCCCTGCTTGGTGTAGCTCGACACAGGGAGCCACACGGCGCGCATAAGGTAGCGTGCGTATCGACTGCGGGCCTCGGTGCTTCGGTCTGCCTCGGAGTCGTCTGGCAGGAATAGGGTTGTTTCCTGCTTAACCTCGTCTTGCCCGGCACATGCCGCGCGGTTACGCCGCCAGCGTTCGGTGTTGGCGGAGTATTCGGCGTGTACTGAGCTGATAGGCATATGGGGCGCGTCCTGTTAGATATGCACGAAGTATGCCATAAAAACTTGCAGGCAAAAAGAAGCCCGCTAGGTGCGGGCTTTTGGTTACTTAGGTGCTAGCGGTATCGGCTGCCAGTGTATCGGCTGTCTTTCTCTATGCCATAAAACGCCCAAAAACTCTTTTTGTGATTTCCAATACGGTCTAGGCGTCTTGTTGAATTTCTGGTCATCGAACCGCCAGATTCCAACATAACCGCACGCTGTAGCTGCCAGTATCTCAGTACCATCAGTAGGCGCCGTACTTATATCTAACCATTCGCTCATTTAACCACCCCCTCTACCCGCCCACCAACAAACTCACCGCCACCCGGCATAGCGTAGATTACGCGGCCCTTATAAATGATCGGGTCATGCACTTTGGCTGCTGGGTTAGTGATGTCTACTTTTGCGACTAGCTCGACATTGCCGAGCATTAGGTTTGGGATAAAGCCCATCGAAGTGTTGGTGCCGTTCAATTTGATTCTCCTTTTGCGCGGGCGATTGCGGCGTGAGCCTTGTCAATAAGCGGGCATTCAGTGATGTTGAATTCATCGCGCAACGCATCACTATATACTGCGCTCAATTCTTCAAGCGCCTCCAACAAATCCGGAGCGGCTGCGATTAGGCGGGCGTTTGCTTCAATTTCTGTTTGCTTCATTCCCTCAGTGCCTGCCTTATAGACAATCCATTTGCCACGGCCTGCTTGTACGCCTTGTTTCCAGAACCCGTTTTCTACCGCCTTCCATGGCCCTTTTGTATGCCCGCTCATTGTAAAACTCCAAATCAATCGAATGTCGGGCCATTGTGCAGGGTGATCGTGCGACTGTCTAGAATTATTTTAGTACCCGAACCTCACACCAACCGACACAACAGGCTTAGCCACCGGATACTTGCGATGGATAAAATAACCAGAGCAATCTACCCAGTCGTCAATCGCCGGGTGCTCGTCGAATTTCTCCGGCTCGCCCTTCTTTGTGTAGCCCTGAGACTCAAGCGCGAATGCTAGCTCTGGGCACTTTTCGCAGTTAATCAGCAGCCGGTCATGCGCCAGCATTGCGTTATAGGCGTTGATCCGATCGCGGACGGCTGGGTTTTTCGATGGCACGTCAATCATAAAACCAGCATCGCTAAGGATGTCCACGTCTGAGCGGCTGGCGTTCGTGCTGCCGCTCTTCCCGCTGGCATCCGGGTAGATAACGATCTTCTTGCCCGGATAGCGCGCAACGATGTTGTTTACCACGTCGTATGTGTCGTGACTCACGAACTCGTCAACCGCTACAGGGCCGTCACCGTCGATAACGAACACGACAGCGCAACAGCCGCCAATGTTGAAGTCGAGGCCGATATGCAGACGCACGTCAGACGGCAGAATCTCCCGGTCGGTGCTGTGCTTCTTGCGGTCGAAGAAGTGGTAAACCTTGTTCATAGACAGCGAAACGAATTCGCCGTTTAGGTACAAGTCCGCCAGCACCGGGTCATAGTTGGCGCGGATCTGCTCGATGTACTCGTCAGGCAAAAACGGGTTGCTGGCAGTCGGCGCCTTGTAAATCTCATAACCCGGCTGCTTTAGCTTGGCCCACTTTTCGTAGACGAAACCGTTAACGCCCTGGTCTGGCGTTGTAACTACGGCAATCGTGTTGCGCCCGTTTAGCTTCTGCCGGTTACGCTCTGAGATTTTCCGCCAGACGAATGCCGCTTTCTCTTTCGGCAGGGTGTCCAGCTCATCGACTACCGAGTGCGCTACCTCATATGCAACGATACGCTCGGGTCGCTCATACGAACGACAGACGATGAACCCAAGGCCGTCGATGGTGATTAGGTATTCAGACTTGTTAACCTTGAACTTAAGCCCTAGCGACTTAAGGTCATCCTCTAAGCCTGGCATTGCGCGCAGCCTTAAGAGGTCATAGGTCGGCATGTAGTACGCGCCGTTTGCGCCCGGCTCTTCCATCATTTTGATGAGCAGGCGCATGGTGCCGGCGCGCGACTTACCAGAACCAAGTCCGCCAACGATGGCCGGATAAGCCGCGCCCGAAAAGCAGAACTCTTCCTGCGGCTCTGTTAGCGGGATCTCGACATCCATTTAGTCTGGCTGCTGTTCTGGCTTGCAGGCTCGTACAAACGTGATCCGTGGCGAATCGCCAAGCTCGACAACGGCCTCTACCTGTCGATCAATACCAGCAAGTTTCGCCTGCGCCATAATCGCCTGTACGGCAGCGGCGCACTGCGGACGCTCTCCACCCTTGGCCAGCGCCAATACCTGCTCTAGCTTTTCAATCTGGCCTTCGACGGTAATCAAAAAGCGCTCCTTAATCTCTGATTTGATCTGGTCAAGATACTTCTTAAACCTCGGCTGCTGCTTCAACTGGCACGCTTTGACTCTTAGGCAGTTAAGTGACGCCTGCGAATCAGGGCAGAAAACCTCTTTGTATATCTTCCACTCAGGCACATGCGTCTCGGTCATCATGCGCCGCGCGAACTCTTCGTTCTTTCTGTTGTGGACTTTGTAGGTTCGTTTTTCCATGCAGGTATTGTGCCATAAATATGTGGATGGCAAAAGAAAGCCCCGGTTAAGGGGCTAGGTTTTAGGCGTCTGGGCGGGAGTGCCAAACAAGACCGGATACAGGCGGGAAATAAAACCCATCAACCTCAACATCTTGCCCGCAAGACGAACCGTCAAACCGTGTAATTGGAAGCAGCTTTCCTGCAGGCATATCTGTCTTTGGAGACTCGCATTTAAGCATTACCAGATCTCCAATTTCCCATTCTTTGCGCGGCAATTCTTCTGTTTCAGCAGCCTGCACAATCAACGCAAAACCCTCGCCAGCCAGCTTGCTGACAAGAAACTCGCGCTCAGTCGCCATCGCTTTAGTCTGTGCGTCGATCTCTAAGATGCGATCACGCCAACGGACAGGGCCACCGTAAACGGCTTTAGCATCTGCGGACGGCTTCAATTTATCCCGCTCAGCCTGCCACATTTCGCGGGTGACGATTGCGGTGGCGTGGTCGTCTGCAATACAGCTAAGCGGTGTAATGTTCGTGATATGACCCATGCTTGACCATACAACATCATCGTCATCTGGGCATGTTACTGCCGGACTAAGAGTACGCCATGCACCAATATCTCCAGACGTGTCTTGGCAGATAGTCAAACAGCTATCCTCCGGCCACTCCCCCAACTCTTTCGCCAAAATCTCAACCAGCTTTGCCATGTTGCATCCTCCATTCAGTGAGCCGTCATCATATCAAGCGGCGCGGTGTTGTCTAGCTTTATTTTATGCAAAAGAAAGCCCGCGCAGTGGCGGGCTATCAGTGGGCCAATTTGAGCATCGCAGGGCGAGAGGCGTGGTGCCTTATTGGTAATGAATGGGCCGGTGTCATTCTGCATTGGCCCCATGTTGGCCCCGGCGCTTACAATGCTAGCATTCCATTCATTCGGCTGGTGACTGTTTGTACTGAGCCGGCACGTCTCACCGTGTTAACCCGACAGCTTCCTGCCCGCCCACTGATAAAGCAGGCCAATCACCATGCGAATAAATAGCCGAATCGAGCACGGTGGCTAGCCGTCATGAGGTGTCTCACCCCGCTCTGGTCGCTTTCCCTAACGCGCGTAGCCCGGAGTAAAGGCATCATTGCAAGCGTTTCGAGGTTTAGTGCAGCGTGCCACACACCAGCGGCAAGTATCGCCGCCATCACTCACCAGAGTCAACCTTTTTATCTGCCCAATGCTTAACCCACACCTTGAACTGCTCAAGCCCAAACAATCCAACCATGGCGCCTAGAAAATAACCCCAGCCGTCTGACATGCCGGCTGCCTGAAAGCCATTCGCCGCCATGAGAATCAACGTGGTGCCAACCGTGACGCGCATCAGCACGCCGCGAAGTGTTGCGTCTTTATCTTGGATCGAGACAACCGCGCTTAGCACGAACGTCATAATGGCAGCCTTAACCGGCTCGGGGATGCTCATCCATACCGCGTACCATGTGCCTGGGTCTTTTTCGGGCATGTCCGACATATCCAATACCGATTAAAGGAAGTTTACCGCTGATACCTTCGCCTTCCATTCAGAGCATATATGGCCTTGAACCATCTCGCCTTCCTGGTTTAGCGCACGAAACCCGATAGCCATGCCGCAGCTTTTTAGCGTGTACCCTGTAAGTTCAACGCCAGAAAGCCCGCGACCGTTGAGCGAATGCTTCACCGTCGATACGTCCTGGCAGCCTGCTAGCGATACGACAAGTGCAAGGGCGATGATTGGGCGCATGCGTTGCTCGTGTTGGTGGCATGGGTTTTGCATATCATAGCGGAATGGTCGGGGTGGTGTCCACGGCTGGATTGCGCGATTATTGCGATTATTTGCGGAAAAATAATTGGCATAAAAAAGCCGGCGCAGTGGCCGGCTTTGTTTGGGGTTATTGTTTGCGCCATCCCGCGTCATAGATTCGTCGCGCCTGCTCAAAAGATGCAGTGGCTACGTCTTTTCCTGCGTCTTTGATTAGCACCAAGATAGCTGCCTCCCGCTCATCCGCCGCGATCTGCTCGGGGGTGCGGATTGGGCGGAACTCAAGCACGTTAGGCGGGTAAAAACCGTCATCTTCCGCAAACCATGCGTAGGTCTTGCCTTTGATTTCGTGATAGGCGATTACGCTACCTTCAATCCAAATAAAGCTCCGTTCGCAATTAGGCCCGGTTGCGTGTGGAATTGCTGCCTCCACGCGCAAACCAACCGGCGGCAGACCTTCGCCAGACCATGGGGTTGGTTGTGGGCGAGCAATCAGCAAGTCTCTTTTTGCCGAGTATTCTCCAGCAGCCCCCCATTTTGTATCCTCGCCATCGTCAATTATTGCCATCAGATATTGGCCATTTCGCTTTATCCAGCTTGCGAAATACTCCTTGCAAGACGGCAGATAATGCGTAGCCCCTTCCGGCGCCTTACTCCAATCAATAACGTCGCTCATCTTTTCGGCACTCCAGTTTTCGAGTCAATCCAGCCCAATTGGTATGGCTTGATTAGCCAGGCCCAGTGGGTGACATGCTTCGTGTCTGACAGCGTAGAAAAATCACCTAAAAGCAATGGGCCGTCCCAGTCCTTCATTCGCACAACCATGCCAACCTCAAGCTTATCCGGCGCGCCTTCAATCCATTCAACGTTAATCACTGCCCCGACTCCATGCTCATGATCTTCTCAATCTTCTTGTCAAGGTGATAGTTAACGTGCGAGGTGTGAGCAGCGCAGAAGATCCACGGCAGAATCCAGAAGCCGAGCGTAAACACGGTCAAGATCAGATGCAGCAGGTGGCTAGTTTTTACTTTCTTCATTTCAAGCAAGATGGCGGCGTTGTTCATTTGTTGCGCTCCTGTAGCATGGCGTCGGCAACAGAGTAAGAACACTCTGCAAGTTTTTGTGCCGTTGTTTCTTCAACCATATCAGCAAGCAAGCCCTGCATCGCCTTAGCCGCAAAGTAATCGCGCAAGGTCATGCCGTAAAAATAATCACTGTTAGTCTCGCTCGGAAACGCCGGCCCGCCATTATCTTTACTCATTTCTACCGCTCCAATTCGTGAATTGCCCGCACACCATATCGCTACGGCGTGCGGGTGTCTAGGTTTATTTTAGCATTTCAGGATGCACAGTGTGACGCGCGACCTCGCCGTATTCACGGTGCAGAACAACGCACTTCATATTCTCACGCGAACGCCAGCCGCCAGCAGTCGCATAAGCATCACCAGGCGCAAGGGTATTGAAGCTCTCAACCGTGCAGCCTGGATACTCCTTCTTGCTTTCGTGATGCACATGGCCAGTCCACCACATGCGGTGCTTTGTGCGGCCCCAGGCTTGCGGCTGGTCTGCTGCCATTACCTGCCCAAGCCGGTCAGCTTTGCATGTATGGCCGTGATGAGTGCCGACAAGCGAATTGCCAAACTCAAAATAGGTAAACAATGCGGGGCTGATATCAACCGTTACGCGCGGCTCGTTTTCGTAGATATGGCTAAGCGCAGTGGATAGCCAGAGTGCGCCCGTCTCGTCGTGGTTGCCCGGCACGTTAATGATGTGCACGCTCTTGTGCTTTGTTAGTGCCGTCTCGATGCACTGGCGGATCACTTTGACCAATACGCGAACCATCTTGGCGTAACGGCTGTCGGCATCCAAATGGTGCCCGCTGCGAGGAGTAACAGC